CCACGTTTCCGGAAATTCCCGGAACAGATCCGCCTGACGTATACTGCCAGATATCGTATGTTCCTTGATATGTGCAAACCGAATTATACTGTGCTACCCATTTTACAAACCGTTCCAACCCTACCAGGTAGTTTGTCCACCAGTTTGTATTCGCATAAACTCCGCACCAGTATCCAGCTTTTTCGATGATATCCCCGAAGATATTCGCTCTTTGAATTGCTCCATTTTCCGTTCCTGCCTGTTCCAAATCCAAATAAATTGGGTACGAAAGTTTATATCCGCTTACCATTCTAAGGACGTGTTCCGCTTCGCTTTTCGCCTGTGCGTCACTTGTCGCGTAGGAATAGATATAAACTCCGAACGGAATCCCAAGTCTTGTACATTCATCTGCATTTCTTTTCCATTGCTTATCGTCCTGACTTGCAATATTATCTCCATATCCGCATCGTAAGATTGCCCCATCTATATGTCCTTTTACCGCATCCCAGTTAATAGTTCCTTGATGTTCGCTTACATCAATTACTCTTAAATTTTCCATAATTTTCTCCTTTCTCCGGCATTTGCACCTGTACAAAAAAGAGGACGATTACTCATCCTCTAAATCATTCTTATTCACTCTGTAAAATCGTTTCCACAATTCTGCTACTTTTTCCCAACCGTACATTGCCACAAAAGCTACTAATAGGCCGGCTAGAATTGCTGCTAGAATCATGTACCACAGAATCGTTTGCTGTATATACTGCATATAAGCTATAAAAGCTGTAACCGTAAGACCGATTGACAATACAAAAACCAAAATATCGGTCGGAATTTTCTTCAATCCCGATACTCCTTTAAAAACTTGCGTAATTATTGAAACTGCGAAAGCAAAAATTCCAACAATTCCGATAACAAGTGTCATGTTTATAACAATCTGTTCCATTTAAAATCACTCCTTTACAAAAACGTTCCTTCGTCTGTGCATTTTTTATACACTTTTTTGATATTGTCTATTGCAAGATACGCCTTATTATTTTCAAAATCAGGATTGTCCTTGCAAAACCTCTCATATTTTGTAATATCTTCAAGTATCTGGTCAAAGTGTTCTTTTGTGTGCTTATCGTCATGCAGAACTTCATCATCAAATCTAAGGATTCTGTATCTCCAAGTAAGAGCCATTCCCTCATCATTTAATTTTTGCAATTTATCCATCTTTCTATCTAAATTGTCAATAGAATTTCCAAACTTTTTCTGTATACAAAGGCTTTGTTCATGCCATTTCGGATAATTTTCTGCTTGACTAATCACTTTTTTAATTCTTTCGTCGTACTCTTTTTCCTTTATAGCCTTTTCAGAAAAATATTTTTCCACTTTCTTATAGCATCTAAAAAGAAAAATTACTGTGCACAGCAAAATAGCCACATTCCCGATTGTTATATCACCGAGGGAATTTAAAAAATATTCCATTTCTTCTTTCTCCTTTCGGGAATTTTTATATAGCCGCCCACCACCGCCAAGTGCCATATCCCTGCACCATCACAGTAAACTCACCGCTATGGTACGCACAATCGTCTGCCACTTAACCCAGTAGCCGGGAGATGATTGGATCACCGTACCCTTTCTATAACACGTTCACAAAAGGAGTAACTTTTCCGAGAATTTTATCCCGGTCAATCCAACTCCTTGAAGTTCCGTTTTCAGAAGAGGAAATCTGAAATTCTCCTCCCTCTTGGTTGCAATCATACAAAGCCAAGTCTATGATGATACTGTCGAATTTCTTCATATCCTTTTCAATCATCTCCTCTGTGTAATTGTCTGGATAATTTCGGTAAAGACGCACATCTTGTTCTGATTGATAAAGAAGCTGTTCTAAGAACTTATCTTCTTGCTCGCATGAAACATTAGATTGTCTCAACCGAATTTTAAGTTGTTCTAATCTTGAGTACGCCATATTTTTTCACCTACAGTCCTAACTTATCAATAAGAAGTTTCTTAATATCCGAACCGTTCAAATACTCTGCACCGTCAATCCCATACTCGGTAGCAAGCTCCCGAAGTTCTTTTACGGGCATTTGATAAATCTCTGTTTTAGTAAACTTCTTCTCTCCATATTCTGGAATCTCTGGCGTATTCATAAAATCAGCCGAGGAATTGATTTCTTCCCCGGCTTTATACCAACGTCCACCTATCTTGATATTGTGTGTAGCAATCATGTAACCACTCCTTACGCAACCTTCATAACAACAACGCTGTCCATGCCCTCAAAAGTAGGAAGTCCAATCATGGAAACTACACAATGTGTGTTAATTGGATGATTTGTGGTATATGAATATACTGAAATACCTGTTTCTACGAGAGAAAGATTTCCATCTGTCAAACTTCCACTTCTCTCTTCCGGTGTTCTACCAAATGTATAATCACCAAGATATACTCCGGCAGATTGAGCAGAAACAATGTTTGTTGGAATGAAATACTTTGTATTTCCTTCTTCATCAATGTATACTTTGTCGTATACTTCGATCTCAATTCCGTACTCTCTTAAGTAAGAAAGTACATCAGCCTGTCTCACTCTGATACCGCCATTGTATGCAGTGATTCCAAGTACCTGCTTCTTTGTATCTTCTGCTTTCAGAATCATTTCAAATGTCTCTGTATTCATGGAAAATCTTGTCAAAGAGTATCCGGTTTTCTTCGCAAAATCACGTCTTGCTTGAATCAAATCGTCAAGTGGCGTTGCAGTTGCCGAAGCATTCCACTTATCTTCATCGCCGGAAATCTCAACAAAGTGATCTTTCTTATGCGCCGCTCCACTATCTGTTGTATATTCAACAACATATTTCTTTCCTTCGATATTTACGGTTACTTTCGGAACACCATCTTCCGGTGCCAAAAGTTCCCAAATCTGACGTTCTGGTACAACCAAAGCGCCTTGAATCAGAGAAAAAGGCTTTTTAGCAATTTCTTGTAAAACCTGATTTGCCATGTTGGAATTTTCCGCAGACTGATAATTTGCATATTCCTGTTCTTCTTTCTCTGTTACCATGTAACTTTCACGGTAAAAAGGCATTTCATTCTGAATATCGGAAAATCCACCAACATCCCTTAATGGTGCTTGCGCGTCAAAATTTGATGCTTTCAAAGATACCGGGAGACCGTTCTTTCCTTTAATAAACTTCAAATCAAGGCTGTCCTGTTTCACCGTTCCAAACTTCATTCTTCCACTATACGGTCCCGTACCGAGCTTTGCCTTATAATCATTCCACAGGACTCCTAAAGCTCTAGCGGTAAACGCTTCTCTCAATGGTAATGCCATTTTTTATTCCTCCTTTTACTCCGAGATCGCCGGTGCGCCGTAAAATGTAACTCTCGGTGTTACTTTTCTAGCTGCATCTGCGATTGATAGTGATTCTACTTTTTTCCAGTCGATTGTTCCTTGATAAACATATGTTCCGGGTGCATCTCCCTGTGTTACGTCAACATCATGCAGAAGATAGCCAAGGCAACTGTTATCATTTGCCGGAAATGGCGTTCCAGCCGGAACAATTTTCAAACCGTTTTCATCCGGTGAAGATTTCATTGTCTGAGGAACAACACACGCTGCGCCCTCATAAGGGAAAAACTTCAAAATACCTTTATTTTGTCCATACTCATGTACGATAGGCTTTCCCATAGTCTTTTAACCTCCTATTTCAAAACGTAATAATCTTTCATGGACTGTTCGTCCGCTTTGTTTCCAAAAGAGATGCTTTCCGCATTCTTCACATCTTCCGGCTTATCATCGCCTGGATTACCGCCAGTTCCACCACCTGGATTCGGAGTACCTTTTAATAGCTCTTGTTCTTTCGCTGTGGCTGCTGCGGTTTCTTTATCGGAAATAATCTGTGCGATAGAGTCAATCGCTTTCTTAGCAGCTTCTAAATCTGTCTGAAATCCTGCGAGCACGCTTTCTGCCTGTTCTCCTGTTAATCCTTTTTCAGCTGCATACGCACGAATATCTTTCTGCACATTTTCTTTCTGAAGCTGTGCAATCTGATTTCTCAATGTTTCCAATTCTCCGCCATCATCATGAGATGGTGTTGTCTCCGGTGTCGGAGTTGGCTGTGGTTGCGGTGTAGGCGTTGGCTGTGGTGACGGCTGTGGTTGTGGATTCGGTCGATTGCTGTGAAACTGATTCAGATAATTTGTTACCTGTGCTTCACTTGGCTCTTCAATTCCTAAAGCCACTAAGTTTTGTCTTGCTTCTTCTCTTGTCATTTTGATTACCTCCGTGATCTACATTTGTTTTCGCTGTTCTATCAGCTTGGATTTTTTGCTTTTGCTATTTGACGCATAACTGCAAATTTATAAAATAAAAAAGTAGCCGATTACTGTTCGACTACTTTTTTATTAACTGGTTCTTCTATTTTTTCTTGTTTCTCTATTTTGTCTGGATAAAGGCTTTCCATCCGGTTTTTACTTTCGATTGCAACTTGTTCTGGATCGCTAAACATGTCAATGACCTTGATTGCACGTTTATAATGAATTCCGCAGTTCAACAAAATCTGTAAAACTTCCGCTTTTACCATCATATTGTCTAACTTGTTGTGGTTAATATGAATTTCTACGTCGCTCGGCACAAGCGTAAAACCTTTTGAAATTCTCAGTCGGTTCAGGATAATCTTAATAGACATATTCTCCGACTTTTTCAAGATAGGCTCATTAATTGCTGTCCGAAGTCCGGCATCATAATGTCCGTTGCGTAGATTGACTGCGCCTTGGGTATCTCCACCAGAATTTATACTTGCTCGGTTTGCCAACCCTTGAATATCAAGAAAACGCTCAAATAAATCATTAAATACAACTTGCCCCTCTGTCTGATTCAGTTCCGTTGTCATTACATCAACGTCCGCTTTGTTTTCCATTCCATTGTTAGACTTCACAACAAGCGCACCTTCTTGTCTCATGCTCAAGAAGCTATCTCTATCTACTTCGCAGTTTACGAATTTCACCCACGAAGAGACAAATTGCTCAATTCCATTGATTCTGTCAGAAGAAAGTGTGTTGATTGCGTCTGTAATGGCAATAGTCATTTCAATATCAGAAAGCCTACGGGAATTATTCGGATATTCAATAACCGGAATTGCTCCATTTCCATTTACCCCGAATCTTCTCAATTTCCCTTCTGAAATTTCAAACCACTGACCGTTCGTATAGCAAAAATAAAACTCCTGACCATTTTCATCTTCTCGAATCTGGCATGAAAAAGCCGGTTTATTATTCGGAAAGTACACCACGAATGTATAAATCGGGTTTTCAGAAGACAACTCAAAGTCGCTTTCGTCCAAAACCGAACCATTTCCCTCATCATTTCCGATAAACCGATATGCAGTACCGCAGATGGATCGCCATCTGCAAATATCAATATCGCATTCCTGTTTATTCTCGGAATCCATAATTGCGTTGAGCCATGAGATTTCATCTGACTTCTTATCGTCCGTACCACGAAGGACGTATTGTATCGGCTCTGCACAAATATCAGCAGTTTTTCGCTCTACCAACTCATATGCAAGATTGACAACAATTTTATTGTTCACTTCTGGTCTATTAACTTTTTTTCGATATAAAATCGGCTGATCTCCACGATAGTAACGCTTCGACCGCCGAAGGAATGTCGGAAGTGGCATCAGCC